TCGAACTTTACGTTGCCGTTGATCGTGACGATGCGTCCGACGCGACATAGAGTGAGTCTGCTGTTCGTATACGGCGGCTTCCATGGCTGGGTTACGGAATCCCACAAAGCATACCGTTTATTGAACAACCGCACTGGCGTTCCGGCAGTGATGCCGGTCAGCGGGATGCGCCAGAGGGGCATGTACGCGTCCGCGGCCCCGTTAAGAATTTTCGCGGATGGTATCGTCGGATCAACGGCCGCAGCATCGCTAGGAACGCCCTTGAACGCCACCAGTTCCACTTTTTCCACACCAGTTGACGTCTCGCGGTGATAATGCGCGCATATGATGTCATTGCGGTTCTTGCCGCTCGACCCGGACTGTATCGTGACGGTCTCAGGATTGGTGATATGCCAATCCAATCCCTGGATCGACGCGCACCCTGTGCCGATGACGGCCTTGTTCGCCGACTGCATGGTGCACGACATCGCGTCGCCCCATTCGAACACCATGTCGCCGGCGCCGAATTTAGCCTGGTGGATTATCGCTTTGTCCTCGCTGCTGATATGCGCGGTTCCGGCTTTGCCATCCACAAGTTCAATCGTCATGACTGTCCCTCCCTTTCGGCGTCCTTCACCCATTTCTCGAACTCCACGTCCGCTGTGGCGGCGAAAGACTGGAACGCCTTATAGCAGTCCCCGCAAAGCGTGTATGTGCTCGGCGGTTGGGCCGAAGCCGCCGAGGCGGATGTCAGATGGTTGACGTCGTACCATGATTGAGCGTCGGCGTTTCCTGATTGCAGAAACGCCATTCTGCCGCACCTGTCGCACGTCAGTTTCGAATAACCGGTCTGCCTTCCCATACGGAAAGCCTCCTTCTAACTTGTTCTTTGATACGTGAATGGGCCGGTCGACGGCAGTTCCACCCAGGTTCCACCGAAAGTCCCGGCAAGGTCGATGGCCGTTCCGGACATGTAGATGCTTCCGACCGGCCATGCGGTAAGGAATATCTCCTCGTCGGTCATGCCCGCGCTGTTGCCGGGAGGTCCCTTCGGGCCCTGTGGGCCAGGGTCTCCCTTCTCGCCTTTGTCTCCTTTGCTGCCGGTCAGTGTCGTGTTGCTCACGCATTTGATCGTGACGTCCGCCACGTCGACCTTAGAGACCGTGAAATACGTCAGGGTCTTCCCACCTCCGGTCAGTGCGAAGAATCTCTCACCGACCGTCGGAATCCTGTTGAGGCATAGCGTGTCCGCCGAGAACACCGATGTCGCGTCCAGATCCCATGAGCCGTAATAGGTCCGGCCGGCGGTCAATGCGGGCAGTCCCGTCTCTCCACGCAGTCCCCGCTCGCCTGTCTCGCCACGTGGAATGCTTAGATTGAGGGTCTTGTCGCTGCCGGCGCCCGTCAATGTGGCCAACGCTGACGCGCCTGGCTGGAGCGTCGTCACGGATCCGATGGAGAGACCCGATAGGTACGAGCCCTTGACTTGGTATTTGGCGTCCGATTGCGTCCGGAATGATTCAAGGTCTGCATTGGCGACTTCCGCGCTGATGACGTTGCCGGCGATGTCGATTCCCTTGCCCGCCGTGTACGTTCCGCCGGACGTCGCCGGGACAGACGATCCCGATGATCTGCTCCCCGACGACTCGGTATCGTCCGGCTGGCCTACCTCGTATGTGATGTCGAGGATGCCGCCGTTGACCTTCGCGATGCGTTTGGTGACCTTCGCGGTCAGGCTCAGACCGGAGTTCCTGTCAGACACGACCACGCCGTCACCAAGCATGAGCGAGTCGGCATCGTTCGGCAGGGTCACGTCGACCTTGCCGCCCGACTGAAGCTCCTGCAATCGTTTGCGCGTATTGTCGGACAGCGTCTGCATCTCAGCGCACGAATAATCGTAGACCTCTGCCACTTCGTCGACACCGAAAAGCGTCTGCTTCTGCGAGACCTTTCCGTCCTTGTCCGCGTACCATTCGCTCACAAGCCTGTTGGCAAGTTCCTGCTGTCCCAAGCCGATCAGATGGTTCACCGTCCGATGGCATGTCTCCGCGGTGAAATCGACTAGGTCGGAATCCAAGGTGCCGTCGATGGTGCGTACCGGCTGGCCGGACATGACGATGCGGTTGTCCTTGGCGGTGAAGTCCAATCGCATGCCGCAGGATTCCAGCATCGCGCTGATGCCGGTGTAGGCGTCGACGTAGCGTGGATTCTGGAATTTGTATCCGGACAGGGTGGGGTTCTTCGTTCCGGCGCGCACCGTGAACACTTTCTCCAATCCGATTCTTTTGACCAGCGAGGAAAGCACTTCGGACAGGCTGCCGGAAACGACGAGGTAATCCTGTTTCGGATCCGGGGAAAGTATTTTCCCGCACAACAGTCCGGTCCAGCTCGTTCCGAGCCATGAGACGTCCGACGTCGCTCCCGATACGACGCTTCTTCGATCGGTCACTCGCCCTCCGATATCGGTGCCGTCGATCCAGAAATACCATCCGAGTTCGCATTCAGTTCCCGGAATGGACAGTTCGAAATCGTTCTCACCGCTCCCCGCCGCCCAATCTAGGGCCGCGCCGGCGGAGCAGCAGACCGGTTTCATATTCGCGTCGGCTAGGATAACGTCGACCATGGTGGTGCCCCCGAGCTTTCGTACAAGTCGAATTCGATGGTGAATCCCCCGGACCATGTCAGGATGTTCTCACCGGAGGGTATCGGCTCGAAACAGTATGTTCCACATCCCTTCCCGACTCCTCGCGCCCCACTGGAGAAACAGTCCGCCACATCCCCGTTCGCGTCGGTCACCTTGATGCTTTTCTCCAATGGCGTGCCTATGACCGTCATGTACCCGTCGGACGGCACCGTCACGTCGTCGAAGCGGTAGAGGTTCCCACCGACGGTGAACTGCGGGTTCGTGGCCTGTCCGAAGATCCTGCAGACGAATCCGCACGGGGAAACCATGGGATTCGAAATCAGCTGGATCGTTTTGGGACAGGCCAGGTCGGCTGGCAGATCATATGGCATGTCAAGCACGCTTCCCGAATCCGCGGCCATCGGGGCGAACCGCTGCGTCGGCAGACGATGATGCCACAGGCCGTCGCACAACACGATCCTGAACGTGACGACGGCGAGCGCTGGGCTGGGTGTTGGCGTTTGCACGTTGGTTCCGACGATGAATGCTTTTTGCGTCCATTCGTTGTTGATGGTGAGTGTTCCGGGTGAGAGCGCCTCGACGTCCGTGTCGGCCAGTGCTTGGAGTTGGTCGAGGTCGTTGGGGTTGAGTGTTGTGACGGTTATGGTGGTTTCCGTCGCGGTTCTGCTGGATCCTGTGATTCCTCTGGTGCCGAGTGTGTAGTTCCATTGTGTGGATCTGATTTCGGTGAGGTTCGGTGTCCATGTTCGTTCGCAGTAGAGGTCGACGGCGTGTCCGTCGTGGCTGCGGTACGTCAGCGCATGCATTTGCGGACCATCCTTACGAGATCGCGATATGTGACGTTTTCTCCCCCGTCGTGTTCGGAGATGATGTTGCCGAGGTCGGCGTGCAGTCTTGTGATCGCGGCGACGACGCTGGCCGTGTCCACGGTCACTGACACGTTTTGCGTGTTGGTGGGTGTGAGGACTTCGCGTGGGATGGCGCGCCGGTTCAGCGCGTCCATGAAGTCGACGCCGTAATAGCTGGTGGCGAGCGCGTTTTCGACGTATTCGCCGCGTGCGATGCGGCCGTTGTCGAGGTAGACGCTGTCGCTGGTCGCGGTGCCTGGCGCCCATTTCGGGTCGACGTAGCCGTTGAAGGCGTAGCCTCCGTTGGCGTATCGGAATCGGTCGCCGTCGTAGAGGCCGCCGGTGGCTCCTGTCGGAATGTTGCCTTTGGCGTTTTTCGGACGGTATCCGCTGGATGAGTATGTGCCCCCTGATTCGTCGACGTAGCTTCCGTGGATTTGGAAGTATTTGTCGGCGATCTGGTAGTTGCTCAGGTTGGTGAGCACGCTCATGGCGGGTGAGCCGTCTGCGTTGACGATGAATCCTTTGTCGTTGAGTTTCCATCCTTGGGTTTGGAGGAATTTGTTCATCGCGTCGGTGTTGTCGCCTTTGAGGTAGCCGGTTTTGTCGTCGATTTTGGCTCCGTTCGCGATGGCGAGGGCGATCATGTATTGGTCGCTGTCCAGAGTGAGGGTGCCGGTTTTCGGGTCGATTTCCACGTTTGCGGCTTGGGCGATCTTTTTCATCAGGTCGGTGTTGTCTCCGCTGATGGTGACGTGCTTGCCGTCCGGTGTCTCCTTGGCCGCAAGTTTGACCTGTTCGAATTTGGCGACGGCGTCGCCGGTGACTGTGACTTCGATGGTTTTCGAATCCGGCGTGTTCTGCAGGCTGGCGACGAGGTCGTCGACCGCTTTGCGCGTGAGTCCGTAGGCTTGTGCGGCGGCCTCGGCTTCCTCCGGTGTTTTGCCGAGGGATTGCATGAGGTTAGTGAACGCGTCGTGCGCCTTGTCGATGTTCGGGTAGATGTCGTTGAGGCTGTCTCCGTTCTGGGCTTGCGCTTTGGCGCATTTGAGCGCCGCGTCGGCGATGTCGTTCAACGCGCTCTGGTTTTTCCGTCCGGCTTCCGTGTTCAGGTCGAGGGTCTTGGCGTTCTTCCCGATGGTGTCGTTCGCGGATGCGATCTTGTCTGCGAGGTCGATTTGCGCGTCCGACGAGCTGATGGCGAACCCGTAGTAGGTCTTCATCGCGTCGATGACTTCGGAGAGCGCGCCGGCGGTGTCGCTGGCGGCGTCTTTGGTCGCTCCGAACGCTTCAGCGAGGATGTCGTCGGCGCTGGCCGCGTCTTGGGAGCTGGATGCCGACTGGTCGGCGGCGTCGGCTCCTGTCAGGAGCGCTCCGGTCTTGTCGAGGCTTGCCTGCGTGGTCTCCTTGTCGGCTTGTGCGAGGTTGGCTGCTGAGATTTCGGCGTTTTTGTAGTTGCCTTGCAGTTCCGTGAGACTTTGGGAGATGACGTGGTATTCGTTGCCCGTGACCATATTGCCTTGGTCGGCGAGTTTACTGCGGTATGCGTCGATCTCCTTGTAGACTTCGCTGACGGCGTTTTTCTCGCCTTGGATGGCTTTGATATACGTGCTGTGTTTGATACCGACCTTGTCGATGGCCTGCCACAAGTTGTCGTAGCCGGTGGTGAGACGACCGAGCCAGTTGTCGGTGACCCTCGCGCCGGACGAGTCGGACAGCGCCTTCTCGTAGTATTGCGCGGCGGAGGTTCCCTCCTGCAGGGCGTTCGACAGTTGCGTGGACCGCTCCTGGGCTTTCTGCTGTTCGGAGATGAACGCTCCGAGGACCGCCGTTGCCGCAGTGATCGCGACGCCCCACGGGCCGCCGAGCAGGTCGATGACGCCCGCGCCGGCCTGCTTCACGCCGTTGATCGCTGTCTCGCCCTTGCCGAGGGTGACGGTTCCGTTGGCGATGTCGCCGACTGTGGCCCCCATGGCCGAGTTGATCTGGGTCAGACCGGCTGCGAGCTGCGGGGCGGCGGTCTTGGCGCGCTGGATCGGGTCGACGAGCAGGGCGATCGCGTCGCCGGCCGTACCGGATGACGCTTCCAATGGCGTCAGTGCCTTGTGCAATGCGACGGCTCCGCCGATCGCGGCGGTCAGAGCGATCGCGCCCTGCTGGACGGGAGCTGGCAGAGACGCGAACGCGTCGACGAGCGTGTCGACGCCTTGCACGAGGGTGCGGAGCGCTCCCTGCGAGCCTTCGCCGAGATTGATCATGAGGGTTTCGAAACTGCCGGAGAGCTGTTCGAGGTCGCCTTTGAGGTTGTCGTTCTTCTTCGCGGCCACGTCCGCAGCGAATCCACTGTCGGACACAGCCTTCGTCCATCCGGCGATGCCCTCCGAGCCTTCCGAATAAAGCACGTTCGCAGCTCGCACCGCGTCGGAGCCGAAGATGACGCTCAACGCGGCGTTGCGCTGCTCCTGCGTCAGACCGCCCAGAGACGTCTTCAGCTGGCCGGCGAAGTTCTCCAGTCCGACGAACTGGCCGGACGCGTCGTATGCGCTGATGCCCAGCTCGTCCATCTGCGCCTGCGCCTCCTTGGTAGGGTTGGACAGGCGTTGGAGCATCGTCTTCAACGAAGTGCCCGCGTCGGAACCGATCATGCCGGCGTTGGCGAACGCGGACAGCGTGCCGACCGTCTCGGTCATGCTCACGCCCATGCTGTTCGCCATCAGACCGGCCTGGTTCAATGCGAGGCCTAGGTCGTGCGCGGATCCGACGGCCTTGCCGGCGCCGGCGGCCAGCGCGTCCGCGACCTTGCCGGCGTCAGCTCCTTCGAGGTTGAACTGCTTGAGCGTGGTGCTCATCAGTTCTGCGGCCTCGCCGACCTGCATTCCGTCGGACGCGGCCAAGTTCAACGCTCCGGACAGGCCGCCGGAGAGGATGTCCGCGGTGGACAGGCCGGCCTTACCCAACGCGTCGATGCCCTCGGCGGCCTCGTTCGCGCTGTAGACGGTGTCGGCGCCCGCCTGGATGGCGGCGGCGCGCAGTTTCTGCATGTCGCCGTCGGACGCCTGCAGGTCGGCTTGGATGGTGCTCATGCTCTGGTCGAAGTCGGCGGCCATCTTCGTGGCTGACACGCCCAACGCCACGGCGGCCACGCCCATGCCCGCCATGATGTTCGTGGCGATCCGGCTCTTGCTGCCCGGCTTCTCCAACGCGGTGGAGAGCTTCTCCGCCTGCGTGCTCGCGGCGGCCATCTTCGTGGAATAGTTGGAGGTGTCGGCCGACAGGCGGATCATGATGTTCTCGTTCAACGCCATTGTCGGCATCTCCTTCTTCTAGTTTCTCGGTATGAGGCTCGCGGTCTGCGCGTGCGGTGCGAGCACCGTGCCGGATTCCTCGTATTTGCGCATGGCCCGTTCGCGTTGGAACGTGATCCAGCAGGTCTCCACCTGCGCTCCGGCGAACAGCCGGTCCACTTTGCCCTGGTCATGGCACAGGTCGGTGCTCAATCCGCACAGCGGGCATTCGTGGAGCCGCTCGTACAGGTCGAGGGCACGCATCCATCCGCGTTCCGTCTCGTCCCATTCGGCGGGGTCGTCTTCCGACGGTGTCCAGCCGAGCCATCGTTTCAGGCTGATGCCGAGACGTCGCGCGCACCGCAGGTCGTTGAGCAGGGCCGGCGCGTGCTCAAGCCTGTCCGCTAGGCCAGCCGCGTCAGTTCTTTTGGGATTTCGACCACCGGGGTGTTGAGCTCCTGCACGGTCTGCATGAGCGCGTTGACCTGGCTGTCGGTCATCGAATCGATGAGCTTGGCGAACTCGGCGCCGGTGAACTCCACGTCATCGCCGTCGGCCCATTCGGCGGATTCGAGCATGAGCGGTGCGGCCTCCTTGGCGATGGCAGGAAGGTCCTTGACCACACGCCCCTGCACGGTCTTGGAGTTTTTGAGGGTGATCTGCGCCCACTGGCTGGAGTTCAGTCCGCGGAACGTGACCACGAGCGTCTTGTGTTCGACGATCTTCAGCAGCGAGTCCAGCTGTTTGCGGACGGCGTCCTGCTCCCTGCGACGTTCGGACGCCTCCGATTCGGTAGCATCCGCCGTGGCGTCAAGTTCGAGAATCCTGTTGCCGAGGCGCACGCTTTCCGCGAGCGTCTGCATGTCGGTGATGATGCGGTGTTGTGCCGTGGGTCGTGTGATGGTGATTTCCAAGTGTTCGTCCTTGTCTGTCCTTCGGTCCGTTCGGTGTTGCCTCGTCCCGCGTCGGACTGGTCTGGCGCGGGACAGGGCGTGCGTGTCGGTCATGCGACGGTGATGGTTTCCTCTTTGCTGCATGGGTCGGCGCTGAAGTTGATGGTGCTCATCTGGCGGCTGTTGATGCTGTGGGCTACGGGGATTTTGATGCCGATGGTCACGAGGTAGACGGAGATCACGTCTCCTGCCACGAATGGGGCGTCCACGGTCTTTCCTCGGCGGCGGACGATCCAGCAGCGTTTGCCGCAGGTGAGTGTGTCGACGGCTTTGTTGAAGTTGGCGGCGTCGGAGGTGTTGACGTTGTCGATGAGGTCCATGCTGCCGTCGGAGAATTTCTCCTGTCCGGGAATCTGGCCGACGGTGGCGGAGGATTCGCGGTCGTCATCGACCATGTCCTGGCTGTGGGTGAGGTGCCAGCCGGTGGCGGACAGGTATGGGCTCAGGTCGAGGTTGGAGCCGCTGTTGAGTTCGGAGGCGGTTGGTTTCAGATAGTTTTTGATGCCGGATTCCTCGACCATGATGGTTCGGAATTCGCCGTCTCCGAGGTGTGCTGGGACTTTTTGCATGGTGTTTCCTTTCATGTTGTTTCCGGCCAGCCGATCCGCCATGTGAGCACGCGCATCATGTATGGCGTGCCGGTGTCCGGGTCGGTCAGGTCGCTTGGGTTGCTGCCGGTGTCCACGTCTCCGATGAGCGGGGACAATCCCGGCATGTCGGAGAGGGCTCCGTCGAGTCTTTCCGTGAGATGCGAGGCGAGTGTGTCGACGCTTGTCTGGCTTCGTGCGACGATGCGGATGTCGAGTCTGCCGATGTGCAGGTCAGTGGATTGGCTTTCCGTGTGCGTTCGGCTGGTTTCGGTCAGTCCGATGACGACCCATGGTGGGGTTTTGCCGGCTGGAGCGATGCCGTCCGTGTACACGTCCCAGCCGCGGATCTCGCCGACGAGCCGGAGGACGGATTCCCTGACCTTCAGGAAGTCGGTCATAGGCTCGTCCCGGCTTCCTCGACGTATCGGGCGGTGGTCTCGAACTCCTGTTCACCGTGTTCGTAGAAGCGGTGGGTGCCTCCTCCGCCATGGGCGCCTCCGAAGAACGCGATGTTGGCGAGGCCGCCGGTGGTCTTGACCGGCGCGATGTCTGCCTCGACCCTCATGCCTTCGGTTTTGATCTCGTAGGCGATGGGTATTCGGCGGAAGCTCGAATGGCTGCTCGACGCGAGATCCGCTTTGACCGCGGTTTTGATGTTCTGTGCGCCTTTCTTGACGGCGTTGGCCGCTTTGATCGGCGCGCGGACGCTCACGACGGTGAGTTTTCTCGCCAGTTCGTCGAGCTCATGGGAGTCGATGCGCACTATGAGCCTCCTTCCATCGGGATCTCCTGCACGTTCCATCTTCTGGCGGTGGAGTGCGTCTTTTCGGATTGCATGTTCACGAGCCGGTATCGGCGTCCGACGAGTGCCGGGTCGGCCGATTCCACGACGGTCGCCTCGTATCCCTCGCGCGGCGTCGTGGCCGTGACGGGAAGGTGGAGGTAGAGGCCCCATTCCGGGACGAACGCTCCGACTGAGCCGTCGCCGTTCACGTTGTGCTGCTGTCCGGCGATGCCGCCGGCCGTCTGCACTTTTCCCTTGCCGTCGTAGACGACTTGCTGTGACACGGTTTCGGCTCCGGTGGCCGGGTCGACCGTGACCGTGCCGGGCGCGGTGACGCGTATCCGGTCGGTCATGAGGTTTTCCGCCCATCGGCGCATTCTCGTCAGCGTCCTGTTGCTCATCCCGTCACCTTCATCATGAGGAACGGTTCGCCGTCCTCGTCGTCCGTCCAATACCGGTTCATGTCCGTGTTGGCGGATTCGTTTCTGGTGGAGTGCAGGATTCCGAGGCCGGCGATGACCGGGGACTGGTCGGCCACGAGCTGGTCGAGCGTCTCCTTCTCGCTGGCGGTCAGGTAGGCGCCGGCCTCGTCGACCTTCCGGCTTCCGCCGTCCATGGCGTCGTCGATCTGGCGCGTCCACTGCGTTTCCGCGTTCGGATTGCTCCACAGGCGGCCGGCGCAGGTGATGCACACGTCCTGCAGGTCCTCCGGCAGGTCCGGTCCGGACCATTCGCGCCGCGTGTATGCACGGATGCGGTTGGACGCGAATCTGAGCGCCATGGCGGCGCGTTTGCCGTCGGCCGACTTCTCGTCGATGTCCTCGCCGAGCCATTCGGCCAGCTGCGAGACGGTGGCGAATGGTTCACGCGCCATCATGCGCCTCCCCGTCATTTGGATTCGGAAGCGGCGACCGCGTCCGGGACGATGAATCCGGCGGGATACTGCGTGCCCTTCTTGGCCACGCGGGTGACGGGGTTAGCGACCTGGAAGCCGACGCGCATGACCACTCGCATGATCTGGCTGTCCTGCTGCATCGCGTTGTACACGATGGCGCCGGCGGAGTTGGAGATGACGCCCTGGTCGAACACCTTGTAGGTGATGTCCTGTCGGATGCCGACGATGAATTTCGACCAGTCGGCGGCCAGAAGCACCGCCTTGGAATCGTCCCAGCTGCCGTTGAGGACCTCGTTGCACGGGTATCCGTACAGGTTGGCCGACTGCTTGTCGGTCAGGTTCGGCGTGTAGATGGGACGGTTGTTCGCGTCGCGCAGTTCGGTCAGCTCCCAGTTGAGGCCGGGCTTGCTGGCGAAGCCGTTGATTGCGTAGCCTTCCTTCGCGAGGGTCTTGCCGAGGGACGCCACGTCGGCGGCGAGGTCCTTGCCGGTGCCCTGGGTGATGGTGTTCTTGGCGTTCTTCGCGCCGGCGAGGATGTCATTGCCCCACGTGGACGGCTTGTCCACGCCGAAGATGGCGGCTTGGTCGATCTTCTTGCCGAACGCCTCGGCGATCAGCGGCTTCATGGTCTCGAACAGGTTGATGGACGCGTCCTCGCGTACGGAGTCCGGAATCGGGACGAGTACCGCGAGTTCCTCGGCGGTGATGTTCACGTCCTCCCAACCGCTCTTGGTGGTCTCCTTGAGTCCGCCTTCGGACACCCAGTACGCTTCCGGAAGGGTGGCGAGGACCGGCTGGGTCTTCTTCTTGGCACTCATCCTCATACGCTTCGCGCGGGTGAGCATGACGCTCTTCTCCGGCATGGTCTGGATGATCTCCTGGCTGATCTCGTCGGGGATGAGGGCCTGTCCGAGGTCGTTGCGCTGGATGCTGGAATTGAAATTGTCTGCCATTGTCTGCTCCTTGTATAGCGGTCAGTCGTTGTTGTCGAAGGCGTCGCGCATCCAGTCGGACGGACGTGACGGCTTGGTCGGGTCCATTCCTCCCGTGGGCTTCGCCCGGTTCGCCGGATTGCGAAGATCCGGCTTCTGCTGCGCCGTGGCCTGCGCGGCGTATCGCGCGGCGAGCTTCGCCGCCCTCGCCTCGATTTGCTCCGGGGTTCCCTCTCCCACCAGTTCGCGGTCTTCGGCCGTCAACTGCGGGTGAGCGGCGAGCGCGCGGCTCCAGGCGTTGTCGGCTTCGAGGCGTGCGATCTTCTGGTTGGCTTCGTCGAGGTCTCGTTGGGTTTTCTCCGTTTCGGTGAGTTTGGCGTCCTCGTATGCGCGGTTCTTGTCGGCGAGTTCGCCGTTCTTGTGTTTGAGGGTGCCGTTTTCCTCGCGGAGGTTCTGGATGAGTTTCCATGCGGTGGCTGGGTCGAACTGTTGTCCTTCGCGTTCCCATGGGGCTTGCGGCTCCTGCTGGCCGTCCGTCTGTCCTTCCGCGTTGTTCGCGTCCGGTTCGGACTGTTGGGCGCCGTCGGGTTCGTTCTGGACGTTGCTGTCCTGCTGGTTGTCGTCTGCCACTGTGGGCTCCTTCCTTTTGTTGCCGCCCGTCCTGCGGGCATGAAAAAAGCCCGTCGGGGCTTCCCGATGGGCTAAAGATGTGATGTTCGGCTTTTAGGCTTCCGGCATTGGCTTGAGGTTTCTGCGGACCTCGTTGGAGATGTACTTGTCGAGGTCCGTGTTGGCTTCCCACTGCGCTTCGCCGGTTTCGACGTTGACGAGGATGTATGCCGGCGGACCGTAGCATCCGCCTTTTGCCATTCCCGGCCAGGTGTAGTAGTAGAGTGCCAGTCCGCCGTAGATTCCTTCGGGCTCGTGCAGTATGACGCCGTGATGCTTGGCGAATTCGTCGGCGGCCTTGTCCAGTTCGCGTCTTGTTTTCATCGTCGCATCGCCTTCTTCGGTTTGATGATCTCGTACGCGTGGTCCCTGACGATGTCCTTGTCGTCGACACGGAACATGCGCACGCTTCTCACATCGATGATATCCCTATCGAGGTAGTCATCCAATCTGGATATTTTGCCGTTCTGCGGGTCTATGACGATGGGTTCGCCTCCGTTGGTGCGTGCCGAGGGGCGTTCGATGATGACGATGTGGCCCTGCTCGTGATTGTTCACGTATCCGAAATGCATGCACCAGCGCTGGCCGATGCCGACATGCCGTTCGATCCTGTCAACGACATTGCCGCGGTTCGGGCTGCCGACGGCGAGGATACGTGGATGCAGCCCGGTCGCGCGGTCCACCCACATGCTGTTCGGGTTTTCCGACAGTCTGTCCTGCGTTGAGCTGGTCCTCGCCCTGGCCTCGACGTCGTAGCCTTTCCTTCGGGCGTCATATGCGACGACGCACGACTGGCAGTTGGTGGAGCATCCCCACTTGTGGTCGGCGAATCCGGGATTGGACGTTCCCCTGTCGGCCTGCGTGATGCTCATCGGCTTTCCGGGATGCGCGAGGACCTTGGAGAGTTCGGTTTCGCGTTTCCTGAGGACCTCCCTGCGTTTTTCGGCGCGTTCCTTGCTGGTTTTCGCACGGTATTCGGGCGTGCTTCTGTAACTATGCGAGTCACGGTAGTCTCCGGTCCTGCGCATGACCGGCAGAATCTGGTCGTATGTTCTCGCGGTGCCTTTGGGCAGGCTTTCGGCGGCCTCGTAGTAGTTGTCGATCCACTGTTTCTCCTTGTCGGAGGGGTTCCAGTCGCCGTACACCACTTCGACGGTGCATCCGCAATGCGGATGGAACTTCTCGCCGTCCGTCTGGCGGCGCAGGGCCTTCTGTTCGCTCGTGTACACGGGGCCGCGGCTGCAGAGCATCGCGCAGAACGCGCATGGATGCCCGTCGGACACGCGCCGCCATCCGATGGCGCGCGCGTCCTTGGCGGCCCACTGTTGCAGGGTGAGGCGTCCTCCGGTGAGCACGGCCTCGTGGAACATGCCGATGAACAGTTCGCGTGCGGCCGCGTACGCGGCCTCCTGCGTCTGCCCCATGGCCACATGCCACAGGATGTTCGCCACGCCTCCCCATTCGAACTGTTTCCCCGTTTGGCTCCGGTTGAAGCGGGGCACTCCGACCTGTATGTCGCCGTCGCCCGTCTCGGCTTTGCGGAAGCGAGGCAGGTATTGTGCGGCTGTGTCGGCGCTGACCTTCCACCATTGTCCGAGCAGGTCGAGCATCGCCTTCTTCCAGATCGGCTGCGTACGGTCGAGATCATTCACGTCGAGGGTGTTGTCCCACACGCGTCGCATCTGGCTGTCCGCGGTGATGGCGAGCGCGACCTGTCGTCTGCGGTGCTGGTCGGTCAGGAGGGTGCCTTTAGCTGTTGATGCCATCGTATGCCCCGTTTCCGTTGAGTTGTCCGATTTGGATTTGGGTTGCGATGTCGTCGGCTGTGGGGTGTTGTGCGGCGTATTCGCGCCATGCGTCGGCTTGTGGTTTGGAGATGCCGGGGATCATGTCCCAGACGAGTTGGTCGGGGACGTGGAGCATTTGGACGGCTTTGCCGAGTGCGTCGACTGCTTGGCTGATGGTTCTTGTGTCGGTGTCTTCCCATTTGGGGAAGAGGTGGAAGTTGGCGGCGTCGTCGGGTCGGTTTTCGGCGGCTGAGGCGAGTCGGAGCGTGTCCATGTGGCTGATGCCGAAGGCGCGGCGGCGTTCGTTGCGTTTCGCGTAGAAGCCCGCTCTGGATTCCTCGATGCCGGCGTCGCCGACGTTGGTCATCTTGCCGAACGCCGTGGTCGGGGTTTGGCTGACGGCGGCGAGTTCCTCGACGTCGCTGGTTTTTGCTGCGACGATGTTGGCGAGGTCGGTTTCGGGGAGGCTTCCGAATTTCACGTCCATGCCTCCGGCGAGGACGCTGTCGTGTTCGATCTGGAGTTTTTTGGCTTCCTTTTCCGCTTCGGTCAGTCCGCTCATGTCGAGGCCGGTGGCGGTTTTGACTTTCCAGCTGTTGTAGTGCTGGGCGAGCATGCGGTCGTAGTTGTCCTTGTTCAGGCGGCTGGCCATGCGGATGTATGGTTCGACCTCTCCGGGCACGCGGCCCTGCAGGTCGCGTTGGTTGCAGTACCTGACGATCGGGCATACCGGGTTGCCGTCCGGCGCGGTCACGCCGTGTGGCGTCTGGCCGTCGAATTGCCATGTGCCGCCGGTCTTGCGCCATGTCCAGATGTTCCGTGAGTCCCAGAGCTGGTATTCGACGGCATGGTCGTCGAGTTTGCGGCGTCGCATGAAGATCTGCGGCCAGTTGTCGGATGCGGGGTCGTCGTAGAGGGCGATCGCGTCGCGGGGACTCCAGCAGTCGATGCGGGCGTGGAGTTCGTCCGACGATTCCTCGCCCCGGACCGCCGTGTATGCGGTGCCGTAGGCGATGGCCTCGCGGTGCAGTGCGATCTGGCGTTCGCCCATGCGGTTGCGCTGCCATGGCTCCCAGAAGCGTTGAGCGTCCCCGGTGTCCTGCGTCTCGGAGTCCACGCCTTCCAGGTAGAGGGTCTGGGCGAGCGTGGTGACGACGAGGCCGAGCCATGGGGTCTCGCCCATGTCGCGCAGCATGCGGTGTTCCATGGTCGCCCCGGCGTTCAGGCGGATGGGCTTGGGGTTCCACCGCCACCAGCGGTCGATTCTGTTGAGTTTCGGCGTCTCGTTGTCGAACGCCGGGATGAGCAGCGTGCTCAGCGCTTCGAACGCCTGCTTCTCGTTGTCGTAGCCGGTGGTCACCATAGCTGTCCTCCTCCGCTTCTGGAGTTCCTGTTCAGGTATTCGCGTCTGACCATGCGCGCTCCGATGGCGCATATCGCGAGGTCGATCTTGCGTTTCGACTCGCGGCTTTCCTTGGCGATGCTCATGCCGACCCTTGTGGGCTGGCGTCTGGCGTTGAGCATATGCAGGCGCAGCCTGGCGTCGCCGTCGTGGGGGAAGTCTCCCTCCGCGATGTCGGTGTACGCCTGGTCGACGGCGGTGACGAACCTGCGTTGGATGTCCGTGTTGATCATGTCGAACATGACGGCGTGCCTGTCCCGGCCGGACGGGACGGCCCATGTCTTGAGCCGGCGCCCGTAGTCGCGGTGCCACCGGTCGAACAGGGCATCCCAGTATCTCAGGCCTGTTTCGGAGTCCAGCACGTGGCTGGGGTCACCGAAGAATCCGACCACGTCGTACGCGTGGAACGCCGCGCGCACCGCGTCGTCGACGCTTTCCCTGGGCACGCGCCAGTCCTTTCCTCGCTCACCGGCCGGTTTCTGCCACAAGCCCAATGGTTTGACGAATCCGTCGGAGACGCGGCAGGCCACGAGCGCCGTGCTGTCGTCGTTGAGCGAGCAGTCGAGGAACATGCTGATGCGCTCACCGTGTTCGAGCGAAAGCTCCGGGTGTTCGTTCTGGTCCCATTCCTGGTGGGTGACGAACGCGTCTTCCGGCGCGGTGGACTGGTTGTACCATTTGCGCCGGGATTCGCTCACCGGGTTCTTCGGGTTGAGGATTTCCTTGCTGATGCGTTCGATGGACAGCCAGGTGCTGTCGCCGCGCACGTCCTCGATGACCTTGCCTATCGTGTCCTCGGTCATCGGACTGTCCGGCGCAGCTTCCAACGAGTCGTAGAGCAGTCCGAAGTCCATGTATTTCGGACGCTTGCCCTCGTCGTCGCTGTCGGGGTCGCCTTGGGTTCCGTCCCATGCCTCGCGCACCCTCTGTCCGACGCTGTCCTCGCCATCGCGGTAGGCGTTGCAGATGTCGAGCATCTTGACCGCGACGCCCTCCTCGCGTTTGGCCGCGTTGCCGGAAAGCACGCCGTCCATGTCGCTGCCGCCGTTGGACGAGTTCCAGTTCTGCGTCTCGTTGCGGATCACGAATGTCGGACGTCCGCCCTCCAACGCCAACGGCGAGCTGGTGACCGCCTCGATCTGCCGGCTGTCCCCCATCGCGTACATGTTGAGCTTGCCCAATTGGATGCCGTAGTACTTGCGTGTGGACGCCGGCAGGAGGCCGGGCAGAAGCTTCATGGTGTTCTTGGTCTGTTCCTGGCTGACCGCGCACACCTGCACCCACGCGTTCGGCTCGTCCCTGCCGACCGGATCTCCGCTCTCGGGATCCCAATGGTCGAACGTCAATGGGGCGAAGCACGCGCCGCATGCCCCTCCGGCCGCCATCGGGTCCTTGCCCCAGCCTTTGAGCCGCTGCAGCACGGCGTTGTCGTGCAATGGGCGTCCATGGTCGTCCAGGGCCCAGAACCACAGCCAGAAACGCGCTTGTTCGCTGGTCCACTTCCACGGCAGTCCTTTGGATGAGTCGCGAAGCCAGTAGCCGCTCCATCCGAGGAACTGCCAGCCGAGCGTCACCCGCGGAAGGATCCACCCATGCTCGTCACGGCGCCATGTCGGTCCGATGAGTATCGGGTCAGTGTTCCATTGCGGCGCCGGCTCGTCGGCGAGCATGTCCCGATACCAGTCGGAGATCTCGCGGATCTCGCTTTCGCGGCTTGGGATGAACGCGGCGGCCTTCAGGTTGCTGCGTAGTCTTGCCATCAGCCGTAGGCTTTCTCCCATTTGCTGTCGTGCCATCGTTTGTTGACGGTGGCGCGCATCTGGCTGGATCTGCCGCCGTCCGCCGAGGCGTCCTCGGACTGTTCCTCGGGTTCCGGCATGTCGATGCGTTTGAGCAGGTCGGCCAGATGGGTCTCGTCGCGGCGCAGTTCGGGCAGGAGCGGGTGCACGACGAGCTGTCCCTGACTTCCCTCGGTGGTGAGCTCGTCGCCGAGGGCCCTGCGAATGCGTCCGATGCGGTCGGCGGTGTAGCAGGCGTTCTCCAGTGTGCGGTACTCGCTTTCGGTGAGCTCCCATTTCGCGGTGATGTCGCGCCAGAGCCGTTGGCCGCGGCCGTTTTTGATCAGTCCGGCCGGCATACGGTGGGAGGCCGCGTCCTTGGCCATGCTTCCTCCCTTCGTAAGGTCATCCGAGTCTGTCGAGCAGGCTGAAAAGGAACGTGAGGTCGGCCAGTCTGGCCGGCGAATCGCGGAACGTGCGTCCTGTGACCGTGATGTAGCGTCCTTGGCTGTAGGCTTCGGCGTTCATGATGCCCCGCACCCTGATTCCGGCGCGTTCCGGCATCAGTCCCCAGATGTGCAGGCCGTCGCCGCCGGGGCTTATCTCGATCCATGTCTTTCCCTCGACCGGCGCGATGAGGCATTTGGCCCAGTCGGCGAGGTATCCGCGCGAGTCGTAGCAGTGGTCGAGGTCGATGCAGGCGATTCCACCGCCCAGCGCGAAGCCCAGTCCGTCGCCTGCGGTGGACGCCTCGGCCGCCTCGAACGTGCTCCACGTGTCCGGATCGGTGCTGGACGCCACGGCGCCGTCTATCGTCAGCGGAATTTTCGTCGTTCCGTCGCCTCGGACCACCTTGCGCCATCTGACCCATCGGTCGACCAATGCCATGCGCGCCGGAGGGTTGAGCCTTTTGCGGTTGGCCTGCTTCCGGCATGCGTCGGAGCAGTAGCGGCGGCGTCTGCCGCGACCGGTCTGTTCGGGGAGCTCGATTCCGCATGTTTCGCAAGCGTTCATACTCCCCATTATATTTGTTTTTCTCTCAGAAAACGCTGTATACCAGTATTTTCAACCGTTTTTATTATTTCGTGACATCAGTAAAAAACGTTTGTCCGGAAAAACGTGGAAGGCGTCGCGAAAAGCTGTGCCATGCCCGTACGTCGCAAAAACAGGGATATGCGGAACCATCTCGATGAAACGATGGAAAAACGTCGAAGCGCGAAAAACGGGACGGAGAAGCGTACGTACGACCTGAGTTGCTATCGGCGGTTGGGGCCTTGGCGCCGGCGGAGTCCTCCCCCACCGGTATCGACACCTCAGTCAGCGGCCGATCAGGCCAGGGTGACGTTCATTCGGATGCTTTCTCAGTCTCTTGTATCTTCTGTTCCTTTCAGCGCTCTCGCGCGCCGTCTTCGCCTTGTGGCAAGCATAACTCAACCATTGCAGATTCTCCAAGGAATGGTTGTCTCCAGGAATAATGTGATCGCAATCCGTTCCGATTCCATCACAATCCCTCGCATGAATCCTCGCTTCGCAGCGTCCATGCGCCCGAGCCTTGACCATGGCCCTGCGGCTCTCCCAATCGTCGGGCAGTCTGAATCTTCTGTCGCTGCTGTTCCAATGCATCTGATTGCGCATATGCCACCATCCGTCCACCAAGGTCAGGTGGGATAGGTGCCTTCGGCGGGATTCGAACCCGCGCATACACGTAGCCGCAAGGAAGAGAGTTTAAGAACTCGTGGCCAGTGCGATCTACCGCTGATTTCTACGAAGGCATGGACAGGCGGTTTGAGCATCACCGCATCACGTAAACGCGGGATTGGCTTGCCTGCCGCTGTTGGTGTATGCCCACTCTGACGTGGGTGGGCGGAGCGTGTCCGATATGCCGTTCGGACAGGACGGGCAACAACCCAGGGAGTTAGGAGAATCCAAGGTGGATATGAAAAGGGTTCAAACCGTATGTCTTCGGTTTGAACCCTCTAATCCACTGACAATTATGCCTTGCACTTCGAGAAACGTCAAATCGAGTCGCGTCGGGAAAGCTGCCCGTGCACGTCGGCGAGACGGTAGAGCGGCTGTCCCTTCCCGTTCCTGCCGGCCGGTTGGATCCTGCCGCGACTGCGCCACGAGTAGATCGTGTTCACGCTGCATTGGAACCCGCATTCGCGCAGGAGTCCGGCGCATTCCTCTGCCGTGAACGCTTTGCCGGATGCGATGCACTCCTTCAGGAAGCCGAGCCGCACGTCCACCACGCGGTAAGTGCCGCCGCATACGGGGCAGGTGACCTCGACCGCGTCGATGGGCGCCGACAGTTCGACACCGCACAATGGGTTCGGGCATCTGCCGATGCCGTGCTTGGAAGGCGGCACGTCGATGATGGACAAGGTCTTGCGCGCCAAGGATTCCCAGTCGTGCCAGATGATGTCGATGTCCGGAAGCCGGTTCAACCGTGGACATGCGGCGCAGACGCTCAAACATTCCAGCAGGGACGGGTGGATCCGGCCGTTCGCCCATGGCATCGCCGATGGCGCGTACAGTCTGCGCCACAATGCGACCGCCATGTCCCCGATCTCCTGCATGTGGTCGAGCACCGGCAATCGGATTGGCGTCGGTGCGGCTGGAAGGTTGACGTGTCCAGGCTGGCGGCCTCCGTAGTGCGCGGTCGAGTCCAGGAACTCATGCAGCGAATCCAACCATGATGGATATTCCCGCAGCCAGCCGCGCATCAGCCCATCGCATTTCGCGCACATGGTGTCGCCGACAGCGCATCCTCCGCCGCAGACGAGGCACACGCCGGCGAGCGCTGGTGTTGTTTGGCTGGTGTTTGTTGTGGTGTTGGTGTTGTTTGGCTGGGATTCGTTGTTTTGTTCGTTCATTTGTTCGATTCCCTCCGGCGTGATAGTCTGGTTTGTGGTAATGCCAGAGCCCGGCCGGAAGGTCGGGTTCTTTGTTTATTCGGTGGCGGAGTCCTGTTCTTCAAGGTCGACGTGTTCGAGCTTGGCTCTATGGCGGAGCAGACCGGCGTATTCGTCCATGACGTCAAGCTGCCTGCTCAACAGACCGATCGGACAGACGAGCTCGAAGTCAATCGTGCCATCCGCATACCGCTGCAGCATGTCCCTGAGCCTGCCGGCACGAGCGGTCAACTCACGGTATTCGACGCGCATCCGCTCCTCATAATCGGATCCGTCGGCGCTCGCGGGTTGCACTTGGTCGGCGGCCGTGAGCACTTCGATGGCCTGACGGAGGCATCCTTGGCGGATCCATTCCGGTGCGGTCAGCCATTCCTCGTGGATGATCTCGGTGGAGTCCTTGCGCAGCGCCAATCTGAGTCCGAACAGGCGTTCGGCCGCAGCTTCGGTTCTCGCGTCGATAGGCGGGAGCGGCGGTTCCAGTGTTTCCTCGCTCATTTCGATTCCTTTCTCTGTTGATTGTGCATGGTCTTCCGGGTCTTGTGTCGCAGCAGCCACACCGCCCATCCGGGCGGTTCGGTCCAGATGGTCAGATGCGAGGACGCGGCGTACAGCTTCCACCACCTGCCGCAGATGACGCAATGCTCTATCCTGCGCAGGCTGACCTCGTATTGCGCCGGACCGATGCCATTGCTCGCGCAAATGAATGTCCCGACCGCGCTCCGGCACGCATGCGGCGAGCGCCGTTTGTTGCGACTGATGCTGTTCATCATTCCGCCTCCTTCTCAAGGACGTAGACGATTGTCGGCGGGAATGATGGCTCATAGCATATGTTCGGCTTCACCTCGTACTCGCCTTTGCCGCCGAGTCCCGGCAACACGTCGGTGCGCATCACGCTCCATCCGTCGGAAAGCAGACCGGCGAGCGCTTCCGTATTCTGCAGCTTCAGCGTGTACACGTCTCCGCTTGCCGCGTACATAACCGGCACTACCTTAAATTTCCTGCTCACCGCTCCGTCTCCTTCTGCTCGTCCAACCACTTCTCGAAAAGCCGGTAAATGTCCAGCGGGATGGTTTTGACCGGCTGGAATTTGAGCCGTCGCATGCAGTCGGCGCACACCTCGGTGAGTGTCTTCGCCTGGCCGCCGTAGATGAGGCCTATGGAATAGACGGGGCTCGAGCACCACCGGCCGCACAAATCGCAGGTGTGCATGTCCATCGTGACCAACTCGTCACGCTGCGGCAGGAACGGATTCCCCGCACCCCTTTCATCCACGGCTGCGGCGAGCGCCTTCCTGATCTCGTCCCTGGCGTAGAGGAAGGCGTTGTGTCGGGTCTGGGCGTAGCCGCCGAAGGTGGCATTGCCGTCCCTTGTCGCGGCGCGGACGGCTTCGAGTTCCGGGTCGATGAGTTTGTTGAGCACGCCGATGGCGATGTCTGCTTCACTGTCTTTCATTGTTGTTCCTTTTCCTTGTCGTGTTCCGCCGACCATCCGAGCATGGCGTTGACGGCGATTTCGCACACCTGCCGTTCATAGTCGTCCTCTGGTGCGATACATACGGCGCCGCATTGCGACCAGATTTTCACTGTGGCTCCTTGTCTGCACCGCTCACATGGCTCCAGTCGCAGGACAGGCCGGCCTGCTTGCCGTTCGTCGAGTAGACGATGCAGTCCACTTGCCTCGTGTCGGTCAGGGTGACGACGCATTCCGTGAATACGTCGGCGCCGACGGAGCACTGCGAGTCGACGGACCTGACCTCATGCGCTGGCGTGGAAGGCTCCGACGCGCTTCCGCATCCTGCGAGCGCGGTGCAGAGGATGAGGGTTATGGCGATGAGGGCGGCGCAGATGGTGTTTCTCATTGGTTTCATTCCTTTCCGTAGATGGCGAGGCTTCTGATGCCGTCGCCCATGCTGTTGGAACATGTGTTCGGATCGTGGTCGATGATGTCGTTTCCGATGCCCTGGAAGCGGAGGCTGGCGGTGCCGTCCGGATGTCGGATGAGTTCGAGTCGTCCGTCGATGATGACGTCCTGGTCTGTTTGGGCGATGCAGCGGCGGCCGATCAGGATGGCCGGGTCGGCCGACCGCCATTTATGCAGCGGGACGTTGACGCTCACCGCGGCTCCTCGCTTTCGTTTCCGCCTTGGGCGTCCTTGGCCACGCGCCTCCATGGCTCCTTGCCCTCCATGGGCATCTCGTTCCATGGGCGTGGATGGCGGGCCCCGTTGCTATACCAGCGCAGGTAGATGGCCTCGGCCACCTTGTTCTGCGTCTCCAGACCGATCGGAATGGTCTCCTGGTCTGCCATGATGGCTCCTTTCAGTATGTTTCCGGCGGTTCCGGCGCGGTACGGGCCGCGACGATGTAGGCGGCGAGCGCGACGCATAGGGTGAGGATGATGAGTATGGCGTGCAGGGCGAGCCATTGGATGGGGATCCAGTGGTGGAGGCCGATGCCGATGATCGGCCGGATGATGGCGTGCGGCACGAGCAGCAGCGCGGCGAGGGAGAACAGCGTGGCGAACCAGTCGCCGACGCGGTTGAAGATGCGGTTGATGGTCTGTTTCATTCCGAGGTTCCTTTCATAGTTGGTTTGGCACGGTTCATGGCCTGTTAGCCATCCAGCCGATCAGGATGGCGGCACATAGGAGGATCACTGCCGAGATGCTCATCACCTTGCTGCTTCCGTGGCGACGTATCGGACCGGATGTGCGGCCAGGTGGCGGATGATGCGCGCGTATTGGCGGATGTCGCGGTCGAGGCATGTGCCGGTGCGGTGGGCGCTGGCCACAGGCGTCTCCTCTTCCGGTTTCACGTCCCAGCCGGCGGCTTCGAGACTGTCGCGGAGGGTGGCCATGTCGATGCGGTGGTAGTGCAGCGGGAGGTTCGGGCAGAGTCGGCCGATGAAGTCGAGGTCGAACTGCGGGTTGCTGCCTGCCGGATGGAGGGTGAACGATTGCGCGAGGCTGTCGACGTATTCCTCGAGCGCGTTCGCCGCCGCCTCCTCCGTATATCCGCCGTCGAGAGCGTCTTCGAGCAGTCCGTTGGCGCAGTGCATGCGCCACGCCTTGAAGTTCTCATCGGCGATGGAGACGTTTCGTTCCGCCAATCCGATGACGCGGTGGAAACCTCCGACGCACCGCACGCCTCTCATGTCGGTGCAACGCATTTCCACCTCGAGGATCCTGTCATGGTCCGGGTCGAGCCCCGTAGTCTCCACATCCATCCACAGCAGCATGTCAGGCTTGTCAATGGTCATTCCGTTTCCCTCCCATCGATGTCGAGTGTGGCGACCTCCATGGCTGTCAGACGGGTCGCGGTGCCATCCTGGTTGAGGCGAAGCCATATCCCCTGCCAGTCACGCACCGGGGTGGTGCGCGGATCCCTGCCGAACGGGACTATCAGCCCGAGGCGTTCGGCCTCCTTCACATGCTGATGGACCCACCCATGGCAGCCGGTCGTGCCCGAACCGCACAGCTCGACGATGTTGGCCGGACTATGCCTCACATCCGGATCCGCCGCCCGCCGCAACTGACGGTGATGGCCGGAGCGTCCAGGCCAACGAGACGGGTCATGGATGTTCGTCCCACAGCGCAGGCAATGCCAACCCTGCCGCTCCAAAGCGGCACGCTTCGAATCATCGAACTCACTCACAACGCACCCCCTCCTGCATCAGACCGTCAACCAACACCAAACACGAAGTGCAATTGGCCCTCAGCCCGGCCACCATCGCCACAATGCCGTCATCCGCCCTGCCACCGGCGAGCGCTCGCAGTTCGATTGTGCTGGCGGTCTGGGCGGTGTCGGTGAGGAGTTGGGCGAGTCTTTCGAGTTGTTTCCTGGTCATTGGTTGTCCTCCTCGTCTTCTTCGTTTTCGTCGGAGTCGGCTTCGCTGATGGCGGCGATGAGCTGGTCGAGATGGCTGGTTTCGTCGTCGGTGGGCGTGTAGCCGAGGTCTTGGAGGATCTGGTAGTAGCCGGGGATGCGTCTGCTGGTGTCGTTGACGGTGGTCCAGTCGGTCGGGGCAACGAACCATTCGATGCGTGCGGCGAGGATCTGCACCGCCCAGACCGCCCAGTCGGGTTCGTCGAGGTGGTAGCGGAGTTCGGCGAGCGCCCGTTCCGGTTCGATGCCGCTGATGGTGGCGAATTGTTCGACGCCGCATTTGTCGTTCCATGTGCTCAGCGCCTGCGTGTAGCCCTGCGGGTCCGGGTCGATGATCTGCAGGAGTCCGAGCCGGGCCGTGGTTTCGACGAGCTTGTCGCGTTTGACGCCGTGGAGGTTGGCGTGGAGCCATGCCATGCGCTTGTCTGCGGATGCGGCGGCGTATTCCTCGAGCGCGTGCCGGCGGGCGTCGCGTTCGGCCTGTTCGGCGGCCCGTCGGGCTTCCTTTTCGGCGTCGGCGGTCTTGTCGATGCGGGTCCAGAGGTAGACCTGCTGCCTGTGGATGGATACGGCTGCGGGGTTCAGTTCGCGGATCTTCTCGATGGCTTCTTCGGGGGTGCCGGTGGACGGGAACATGCAGCCGGCGTATCGCCATTCCGGGTCGCTGTAGGGCTTTTCGGGGTCGGGGATGAGGTTGATGCCGCTGTCGGACTCCACGAGGAGCGCGGCGACCGATTCGACCCATTGCCGGTCGTTCTCATCGCGTTCGATGTTGCGGAGGATGTAGTCGAAGTTCGAGGTGCCGGCCGCCTGCGCGAGCTTCTTCTGCCTGTCCGGCTGGCCGTCATATCGCGCGATGGCCACGAGCTGACCGATGGAGATCTGGCCGAAATCGTCGCGGACCGCTCTGACCTCGGTCTTGATGCTGGCGGCCTTGGCGCGGTCACGCACATAGTCGCCGCTTCGGCCGAGCCGGTGGGCGACGTTGGCGGTGGTGGCTCCCAGATCGAGCATGCCCTGGATGGCGTCAGCCTCCTCCAACACGGTGAGCTGTTCGCGCTGGCAGTTCTCAGTGACCATGGCCTCCAACTGCTGCAACGGGCCTAAGTTAAGCACGAAACACGGCACGGCTCCGATTCCGGCCTGCTTGCATGCGGCGAGCCTGCGGTGGCCGGCGATGACCCTGTAGCGCTCGCCGTTGGGGACGACGCTGAGGGGCGTGAGGAGGCCGTTGGTTTTGATGCTGGCGGCGAGGTCGGTCACGTCGCCGATGTTTTTTCGTGGATTGTCGGGGTGTGGGTCGATCAGGCTCGTGTTGATGAGCTTGATCTGGTTGCTTTGGTAGCTGCTCATTGCTTCTCCTTGCTGGTTTCTTGGTTGTTGAGTTCTTCGGCGCACGCCTGGCATGCCTTCCACCATTCGCTTGGGTTGCCGTTGCGGAGGCTTCCGGTGTGGTCGTATTCGTCCTCGTGTGGATCCATGAGCTGGTGGACGTGTTCGCAGGTCCAGGTGTGCTTGTGCTGGTGCGTGGGTGTGATGGGTTCCGGCGCCCATGTCTCCCACTGGTCGCGGAGCCATGTGTTGAGCCGTGGGATGTGGCCGGTGCGGATCTGGCCGTCGTTGACGGCATGCTTGTAGCGGCGCAGCGCGGATTGGAGCCGGGCGAGCTGGACGTGGTTTCCGGCGATAGCCGCGTACAGGGCTCTGGCTTCGGCTTCGGTCTTGCGGCCTTTCGCGCCGACGGATCCGGGATAGGCTTCGGCGAAATGGTCGAAGCCGGATTCCGGCGTGGCGGGTTGCTTCGGTTTGCCGGCGGGAGGGGTCGGAGAGGGATTATCGGTATAGGTATCGGTTTTATGCCATGTTTTTGCTTGGCTGTCCTCTAGCAACTTGCTAGACGGTTTGCTACCTGTCTCGCTACTGTTTTGCTCTCCGTTTGCTTGGCTGTTTTCCGGCAAGTCGCCAGACGTTTGCTTGGCTTTCTGGTTGGCCGCCTTGCGGCGTCCTCCCTTGCTTCCGGCCTTTCTGCGCGCCTCGCGTTGCTCTTCGGTCAGCATCTTCGGCTCCCTGCAGATGCCTTCGGCGTAGACGGGGCGCCATCCGCCGTCGTGCTCTTCCATGAGGCCCGAGTCGATGAGCTGCTGGAGCTGTTTCGGGGTGCCGCCGGCGTCCTTGAGATCGAGCTTGTCGAAGTATCCTGGATACGCGGCCGGGTCCTTGGCCTGCATCGAGACGCCTTTGGAGTGGATGACGCACAGCTTGACCCACAGTCCCACGGTGGCGAGAGGCAGGCGGCGGATGCGCCTGTCGTCGGCCATCTGGTCGTCGATGATGAACCACATCTCTTCTTCTCCTTCCTGTGGTTCAGTCGATCTCGCCGGTGTCCGGATCGACGGTCGCCTCCACGTCGCCATCGTCCATGTCGAGACTGCGGCGCAGATCGTCGATGAGGATCATCTGCCGTGACGTGGCCGGCTTCGCGCACATGTTCTCCATGGCCAGTCCCGCGTCGAGGATGCGCTGAGCGAGGTCCGCGCAGTCGTACACGGCTTCGGTGATGGCGTGGATGCCGCCCCACTTGTCGATGTGCTCCTGCTTGTTTTTGGTGTCCATGACGGTGCGGCATGCCTTGAGCACGACGGCCGCGGCCTTGGTGACCTGCTGGGTCTTGCCGATGAGGTCGATGAGTGTGTCGGGCGTGGCCTCCTGCGGGATGAGCGCCTGTTGTTCGCTGGCTTTCATTGCTGCTCCTTAGAATTCCGGTTCCGTGTCGGGTTTGCCGAAACCTCCGAATGATGACTGGTCGGACGCCGGCGCGCCCCACGGATCATCGGCCGGCGGCTGGGCGGGTTGCTGTGTCTGCGCCGGCTGTTGGCTCCAGCCGCCTGCGCCGGTGTTGACGGTCGGCGTCTGCGCGGCGGGATTGCCGTAGACGGGACCTTGCGGCCGTCGGTCGATGCGGCTGACCTGCGCGGTGGCGTAGCGTAGGCTAGGGCCGATCTCGTCAACCTGCAGTTCCATGACGGTGCGGTTGGTGCCGTCCTGTGCCTGGTAGGAATGCTGTTGGAGGCGGCCTTGTGCGATTACGCGCATGCCCTTCGCAAGGCTCTGCGCGCAATGCGAGGCCATGTCACGCCATGCCGAGCAGCGCATGAATAGCGCCGG